TATGTAACTGATAACGTTCTGCACAGGCTTCAAGAGACAGAGGTTGTTTCTGTCCTCTTTGTAGTATGTACTCACCCAACATAGTATCAAATACATTACCTTCATATGTAAAGCCAGACTCCCACAGCCACATTAAATCATGTACTGCATTATGTGCAACAAGAAGTGTAGTTCTGTCTAGTTTATCCTGTACTATCTGTCTACCGTTTTCTGTGGGGGGATGCTCGTTGTGGTCAAATGTAATTATTTGCTCTAACCCAGTACCATCTAGCATCCCCACCATAACGAGAGAGTTCTCTGGTTCAAATGGATCAAGGTGCATCTTGTTGTTTCTTTTTACAACAGTATTTTCTACATCTAATATAAGTATCATATCTGTTCCTTCCATTGATCCCAAGGTGTCAACTCTTCTATAGTAGCACAGTGTGCAGGCTTTCTAAACTGTCTCTTCGATCCGTGTGTTGTTGGTCTACTATGCAAATCATCAGCCATCATAACCCCTTTAACATCACACGTAGCCTCGTCTCCATCATAAGATACCACAACAAATATGTATGCGTCAATATTATTATTAATAACATCTGTCCACAGCTCTCCTGTCTTATGGTGTGTAGACTTTACATCAAACTTGTAGTCCTTCCACTCTATGTCTCCCTGATCTTCACCTTTCTTTTTAAACTTTATAACAGGGGATATAACCTGAGATGGAAACGTGTTAGTCAATCTACACACAGCCCACTCTGATAACATGCCGTGTATATCATCTTGATACTTACTGGTCTTGTTACCTATCTGGCTAAGTTCAGACCCTCTGTTTCTAGCTCTGTCAAATCTTCCTTTAGCCAGTCTTTTACAGAAGTCTACTTCTTCTTTGCTTAGTTCGATGAGCATGTTACATACCTCGCTGTTTTGTATTCAAGTTCGCAGTGTACTATGCCATGCCAACCAGATAGTTTATTCTTTACCAAGTTTAGATGTCTCATGGTATCTTCTTCTTCTTGATTATCTACTGGTGGATTCTTTGCAATTAATATCATCAAGTCAGCTTCAGCCGCTTTACCTGTGCGTGATCCCTCCATCATGGCTTGATTTAATTGTATCTTACCTTCAGCATCAGCCGACAACTGTGACATATAAAAGATAGCACACCCATGTTGTTTAGCTATCTGCCTAGCGTGTATGGCATTAGCCTTGAGTGCTTCGTCTGTTCTGGCAAAGCCTCCTGTCCTAGCAAACTTATCACCCATGTCTAAGACTACGATGTCAGGCTTGTAAGACTTACAGACGCTCTCAACCCATGCCATGTCACGATTACTTGCATCTTTTATTTTAATATTGTCTTTTACTTTTGCGTATCTATCTCTCGCTCTAGCAGGGTCATCCTTAATCATCTTCATAGTCATGCCTGTAGCCGCAGTCAGATACCTAGCACCAACACGATGAGAACCTTCTTCGTTACAGAGTACAATACACTTAGCACCTTGGTGTGCAAAACCATCAGGTGATGCAACCAGTGATGCATGGAATGATGTCTTACCTGTGTTAGGTCTAGCACCTATCTCAATCAGATGCCCTTCGTTTACACCCTCAATCTTTCTGGTTAAAGATGGTATATTAAATGTCCACCTAGCTTCTAAATCATTCTTTGACAGTAGCGTTTCAATGTCTATATCATCCCACTCAATGTTTAGGTCAGGCGTAAAGTCATCAGCATATTGTTCAAGTAAACTACGCAAAGGCTCAAGGCTTGTCTTGTCACCATTCACGTAATCAAAACCTAGATTTGCAATGTCCTCACCTACCACCTGTTGAAATAATTTTGATAACACTTCCTGTGCTACATCATTACCCATAGGTGTTTGCTTTTGTATCTGTGCAAACAGAGCGTTGTATGCCTGCTTCTGTGCAGTAGTCATCGTAGGGTTGTTAGAAATAAATAACGCTTCAATCTCAGCAGGCGTTACACTTCTTTCGTACCTATCCATAGCTGTATCTATGGATTCTTTAATCTTACGAACATCTTTGCTGAACAATCTGTTAGGGCATTTAGCACCTCTGTGTTCATCATAGAACTCTCTATCCATAAGACTTCGTATTAAACTTAATTCCATTGTTGTTCTCCTATTTGTTTTAATTTCATTAGGTCTTGGGGGTTTCTATATTTTATATCGTCTTTTAAAGTTATTGCTTTCACATCATCAACATATCCTCTTAACTCTTTTCTAATTTGTAGGGCTTTACGTGAAGCGTCAGGGTCAAGAGCTATAATTGCTGTTGAGAATTGTGCAAGATACTTCTTGTGTGCTTCTAGTAAAGATGTACCCAACAATGCAACCCCTACAAATACATGACTACCGATAACACTGGCACTCACACAATCCTCAACAACTACTGCGACACTACCACGACCAGAAACATAAGGCAAGTTATTTTTTCCATACCTTTTCCATTTAGGTAATCTTTTGCCTAGTGTTCTGCCTGTAGCGTCAACCATTATGCTATTATGCACAATGGGAAATACAATCCTATGTTCTTTTACATCGTATAACAATCCAAGATTGTCTGCATCAAGACCCCACGAATCACAATAAGACTGTATCTTTTTATTGTCACGCACTATAAATTCTGGCTTATCAAATGCAGGTATCTCTTCTGTTTCTGATACAGTTTTTCCTAAAGACTTACGTATGTCATCACTTGATAGATGCACACGAGTACCACCTTTAGTGTAACAGTTAGCCTTGTAACAATTCCAAACAATAGAACCCATATTATTCGTGATAGTAAACGTATTTTTACCACCACAGTTAGGGCAGTTCATTCTTTTTGTCTCACCATTTATAAGTGTTACATCATTTAATAACTTATTTACATTCATAATGTATCACTTTCTTTGTTACTCACAGTGTGAGATTTTACACTAACATTTCTCTGTGTCAAGGCATTATTTGCAGAAGTGTACGTATTTTTTAAATAGGGTTTCACAGATGCAACATGTGTATGCCCTGTAACTGACATAATATTAGGCAAAGGTACACCCTTATCTACCATTTGCGTCACGCCTGTCCTTCGTAAGTCCATTAGTCTTAGCTCCTCAGACAGCCCTGCTTTACGCATGACGGCCCTTCCATTTTTTGAGAGCCTTTGCATCGCATAAGGTTTAAACACGCCCTCAGTAGGCAATATATGGGGTGCTACATAGGGTTGAAAGCCAAAGTCTTCATGCTGATCCTGTAACATCTCCATCAGTTCATCTGATATGGGTAGAAATACCTCTGCTCTACGCTTACTCTGCTCCAGTGTCAGCATTTTACTTTCAAAGTTTATGTCTTCCCATTTTAATTTACGCATATCCCCAAGCCTCTGACACCACTCATATGCCATCTGTATAATTAATCCTACATTGCGTGTACTGTAATCTGAGTATGCTTGGTCAAGAAACTTGATCACATCTTCGTGTTGCCAGACAACCCTGCGTTGCACCTCTGCCTTTCGTTTAATATTTGTGAAGGGATTGAAGTATGTGTATTCCATGTCTATTGCATAGTTAAATACACGAGATGAACAGGTAGCTACATGGTTAGCAAAACTTATACCACGCTTTACCCACTCTTCATATGCAAACTTAGCTACTTTAGATGTAATATCAGAGTACTTTCTATTACCCATTGAGTTACACATAACCGTCAGAAAATATCTGTAATCTACTTTAGTGGTTTCTCGTAACATATTGAAATCATTAGATAAATAATAAACTTTAACGAGATCACTCACTTTACTATTCTTAGTTATACAAGTAAGCTCAGACATTTCCTTTCTGTGTGCATCAATCAGAGCATTATTCTCTTTTGCTATACGTTTTACCTGTCTCAGGTCACTGCCATACATCTCTCGCTTCACCACTCCTGCGTCAACTAATGCTTGGGGTGGATTAAAACGGTATTCAGTATGACCATCAGCAAGTTTTACTGTCTGTACATATCTAGGTAGTTTACTCATTTATCTTACTCTCCAATAAAGCTATCAATCCCAACAATTCATCTGCCTTTTCTCTTACAGTAGGCCGTGACTTGCACACTGCGTCTGACTTTATGATGTCAGCTACACGCTTGATGCGTACAAGTATACGACTGATATTGTATATGTCATTCGTCATCTATAGTCTCCTCTATCTCAAAGTTTACAGTTCTCAATCCTTCCATTACACCAACCATCAGCCAATCAAATGGACAGGTCTTTAGCCAATCATGTAGCTTCTCTTCATCAGTCATTAAACATCTCCTCCTCTTGTAGTGGTAGATGCATTTGCTACATATGACGCATAAGTTTCTT